CATACCCGCTCGCTTGGTCTTTTTCACTGCGGAGCTGGTAGTCTGCAAGAGCGGTAGTCAGCTCAGATGTTGTCGCGTAGGTCTCGCTATGCCGCTCGTTGCCATGCGTTTGCGCCGGTGCATCACCGGATGCGTCGAAGTTGTGCACGCTTGTTGTCAATCCGACATGCGTGTCGAAATCGCTATCGAGCGCATAGGCTTCTGTGTGCCGCGTGTTGTCGTGTGCCTGTGCAGGAGCATCGCCGCTAGCATCAAAATTGTGGACGCTCGTGGTCGCAGCGACATGAGAGTTGAACGCAGATTCTGTTGCGTAGTCTGGATCATGCCAGTCATTGTCGTGGACAACAGGATGCACAAGCGTGATATCAATCAGACTTTGAAGCCCGCGAAAGAACGAGTGCCACTCCCTCGACGCCCTGCCTGTCTTCGGGTCGACAACGAGCGAGTCTGCGCGAGGCACAACGAGTTTCATTCGCGCCCCTCAAGAGTCGCGTACGCCCCGAGTATCGCTACCTGTATCGGGTCAGTGATACGCACTCGAACGGAGCGACTTCTGAATGACCCAAGACGCGTAAATATGACTCTGTGATCATACTCGCCAATCTTACCAGCGCTCGCCATCCTCTCGTTGCTCCAGTTGTGGCCACCATCGTCTGACCAATCAAGCATCACCAATGGGTCGGAGCCCTGGCCAGACGTAAGGCCAACGCCTGTCGCCATATCGATAATGATGTTGTGCATGACGGCGCGGTTACCACCCGCGTCAATGGGCTGCGATACGGCCATTCTTTCTATCTCGTCACCATTATCGCTGTAGGTCGATAGGCCAAGCTCGTAGATTTTCCCGTCGACGTAATCGCCGACAAGACCCATCCCCCACGCAGAAGCGTAAGCGTTCGCGCGCCACCTGAATATGTTTTGCGACTTGCGCGTGTGCCACATTCCTGTTGTGATATCGAAGCAAATGGTCATTGAGTCAAAGAGCAACACATAGAACGTGTGGCCCTGCTGCGTGTAGATGAACGCGAAAGAGTTCTCTGGCGAATCATCTGACGCTATCATTGCATCAATCCATGGCGGTGATATGCGGCCCGGCGTGTAGCCTTCAGACGCGTAGATGGATCGATCGTCACCAAGCCAATAGACACGCCCGCCTTCTGTTGCTATAGAGCCGCTCGACCCGCATCCTCTCGTTACAGTTGTTCCCTGTGTTCTTTCGAACGGGAAGTCTGAATCACCGGTATTTGTGTAGACCTCTGTTGAAACGCTACCAAAAATCCAGAGTTCTCGCGCATTCGATACGCACCCAACAACATCATCAGGCAACGCGTCCGCTGTAGAAAAATCGAGCGGGTCAATCGTTGTTGCATCATCAAGGCCGCTTATCCAGAATCTTTCAGTGTCTGCTTGTGTGTAAATGATGTATCCGTCTTGGTACGTGACACCATTCATGTTGCTCTGCGTGAGCGTCGTGATCCCAGAAAGGTTGGCGGCGTAAACGGCTGCATCTGTGTTTTGATTGAATGTCACAACAACAACATGCGTGCCGTTGTCAGACATCAAAACATTGCCTTCGCCAGTTATCGTGCCGATGAACTGCGAGTTCAGGTCACTGTCAATCGCATAAAGTCCTGCGCCCGTGACAACGTAAAGCGTGTCATCCATGAAGCGCATGCCGCGAATTGGGCCAGAACCTATTGTCGTCTTAAGAGAAAGCCCGGGAGTGCCGTACAAAGTATATGGCGACTTAGATCCCTTGGGGTTGGGCTCGAGGTAGATATTCTGAGCGCGCTGAATAGACGCGAATCCGATTTGAGACGCGGCGAGCTGCTCTGTGAATGGTATCGGAACGACTCGCACTTATGCACCTCAGAACCAATCAGGCTTCGTCCTCAAATTAGGTTTTTGTACAATCGTTTGTCGTCTTAGCTCGCGCTCTGCATCATACTGGCCTTGCTTCATCGTGTAGCCAAGACCAAACGATTGGCCGACATAGCCTGACACGTAATCACGCATTGCAAGCCATGCCCACTCGGGTATTTCGTCTGCAGGGAATGGCGCAAGGCCAAGCCCCCTGAGCATTGCAATGCAAGACGTGATTGCGTTGTCGACTGTTTCCGCATCCTCTGCAGATGCAGATTGACCAGCAGGCTTGACACCCAAGTGAAGTAGAATCTCTTCTCGAAGCTCCTCAGATGTCCAAGTGGCCATGCTATCAGACCTCTACGCCGCTGTCGCGCATGAGATTTTTAAGTTGTTCTTTCGAGTCTTCTCGCGAGAACTGGATCCCGTGCTCTTTTGCAATGCGGCGAAGATCGTTGAACGATGGGCCACCATCTTGTTCGACTGGCTTTGCGCCGAGCTGCTTTGCTTCGCCTTCTGCGCACTCGTCAAACATATCCATTCCTCGAAGCTTCAGAGCAAGCGATTTGTCCGCGACAAACACTGGCTTGCCTTCTGGGAATTCGAGACCACGAAGCTTTACGGTTTGGATCTTGTGGCGTACGACCTTTGGAATACCCCCAAGCATGACAGCGCCGTTGTCATCGGTCTGGTATTTCCCAGCAGGCTTGAACTTCTGTCGACCTGCTGAGTCAGTCAAAGGCATGCCATCTTCTTTGAGTATTGGCTCTTGGTGTCCAGTTAGTAGAGGCGTCGGGATGAATTCCGTGTCAATCCCTGACCCGTTGTACTTGAACCAACCAGGCCCCTGTTTTAGACATGCGATACGCTCTCGACGCTTTGCGCTTCCTTCTTCTCTGTCTCGAATAGACGGCATGAAATTACTCCAGTGTTTGAGCAAATCCAGGGCCACGCTTTACGCGCAGCCCTGGTCCACTTTATGAGTTAGTCGCCAACAGCAGAGACATAGCCAGTAACCATGCCATGCTGGAAGCTATTGAATGTTGCTTTTCTGCAACCGCGCGTTTCAGCAACCGCAACGCCGCGCCTGTTCCCAAAGTCAAACTCGTCCATTTTCACTTTCATGCGCTTCGCCCATGCCATCAGCAAGGCCTGTGCACCACAGAAGAAGATAGGCTCAACTTCAGTGGTCCCACTGTCGCCAACATTTTCTAGCAAGCAGCCGCCGCTTGCCGGTAGGCGGTCCATCTCTGGGATCTCAATACAGATGACGTTTGAAATACGCATCGAACCGCCTGTGAAGATGTTGTTTTGATCTCCACGAACATCGGCGTTTGATAGCGTTGTCTCAAAGTTCGCCTGAAGGTCACGGAACGTCAAGGACCCCATGAGGGCATAGAACCGCTCGCCGCCAACAGATTGTGCACTACCGTCAACAACGACGGGGCGGATATGCGGCGATGCCGCCTGTGCCAATCGCTTCAACAAGCGAATAATGCTTTGGTGAGCATCGTCAGCCGTGCCGTCAATATTGGCTAAGTCGACAGAGTGATCTCCAGAGTAGTTTGACTTAGCGGCGCCAAACAGAATGCGCTGATTACCTGTATCTGGGTTGTTCGCGACTGCCCACGCGTCCTTTTGCGCTTCTGTCGAAGCCGCATAGGTCGTCAAACCGTCGATGTTTGGCGAGAACATACGAGCCAAAAACAGATTGCGAAGCTTGTCCTTGTTCCACAAGCTCAGCATTGTCTTCGCCGCACTCAAAAGGTCAATCTTGGTTTTGATCCGCTCATGCTCGCCAACAACGACGCCATGTCGAAGTTGGTGAACGGTGACCTTGCATCCCTTGTTGCCGAGGTTTTCCTCGTTGCCCTGCAGCTCGTTGTCATCCTCGACACCATCACCAGTAAGCTTTGTGATGAGCGAAAACGTCAGTTGATCTCCTGCTTGCTTTACGAGATCCTCCTTGACCTGGATCACCGAGTTTGGGCCCATCCCCATCAGGCTAACAAATTGATTGGTTCGGATGTACTCCATGAAATTTTGGTCTGCCCACTGCTCTACATTCAGGTCGCTGTCAACAGTTGTGTCAGCCATAACTTTTTCTCCGATGCACGGATGGCTTGCGGCGACCTATCGACCAAGAATCTGTTCGAATGGTACCGGCCCAGACCACCCAGACGGCGCACCGATCCCGTTGCCTCTAGCAGAAGCCGTTGACTTCGGTATTTCGGGTTGCCGTTGTTTTTGTTGTGGTGTTGGTTTTTGACTTTGCTTCGCAAGCAACTCTGACTCTAGCTTTTTGCGAACATCGGCTTCGATCACAGATCTAAGCTCGTCGATGCTGTTGACGCCGCTGAATTGCACTGAAGCCTTTGCGTATTGGTAGTACGTCTCGCCAGGATCCTTTGATGCTACAATCGCATCAAGAGCTTGCTTATCAGGCGTGTACTTCGAGGTGTATTGATCAAAGTCGTTGTGGCGCATTCGCGCTATCTGCTCACTCAGCGTAAGCATTCTTCCCATTGCCGCTCTGTCAATCTCTGACGTGCGCTCAAGGGCAGTATCAACTCCACGCTTGATTTGGTGTTGAACATAGGCCTTGACGGCCTCTGGCCCATTCGACAAGAAGCTGTCGAAATCCAAATCCGGCTCGGGTTGATCTTGCTTTGGCTGTTGCTGAGCGTCGACCTGATGCTTGCTCGAAATGCTTTGCTGATATTGCTCGAATGCGGCCACGCGGCCACGAAGCTCTGCAAGCTTGTTCTCTGTCTCGCGTGTCTTCGCCTCGAATTCACGTCGAGCCTTGCGCTCCTTTTTCTTGTCGCTTCTCGCGGCAACGAGTGCCTTTTTCAATCCGCTAAGGTCTTCTGGTACTTCTTTCTCTTCTGCGTCGTCATCATCGTGCTCGCCGTTCTTGCTCTGGGCACTCGCTTTTTGATCTTCGCCTGCGGCTGCATCAGCAACAGATTCGCCTTCAGTAACATCGCCAGACTCTCGGCCGCCGCCCGCGTTTTCGCCTTGAGTTTGGCTTTGCTCTTCTGACTGCGCATCTTGCTGTTGCGATTCGGTATCTCCCGATACGTCTTCGCGTTTCGACTGCGCACCCGCCAAGATCTCACTCATGCTCAAAGTAGACATCACTGCTCCTCGGCATCTCGCCTGTTTGCCACATGTCATATCACATGACTTGTAGCGTATTGTAACGTATGGTACTTTGATTTGGCCTATTTGTGCAACCACATTTTTCACGGGAGATTTTCATGAGATGGTTTTTTGCTTTTTGCGCTGTGCTCTTGGCGTGTTCGACGGCGTATGCCGGGAAAACTCAGGTAGACCCGACGAAGTACAAAGCCGCCGGGAGGACTGGCTATGTTTATGGCCGGTCTGATGGCATTTTCCAGGAGGTAAACACCAAGGGCGGTATCACAATTGAAAAC